GTGTGTATTTCCTCAAATCCTCTATCCTGTGCCATATATAAAAGCACAGAAGAGTCCATTCCTCCACTAAGAGTCAGTACTAATTTCTTCTTCATCTATTTCTACAGGTATTTCTTCTTCGTTATTACTATAAGACCACTCTGTCTTTATTCTTTCTTCAACTTTAGGTAGGATAGTCTCTTCCCAGAGCTTAGTATCCTTTCTCCAATTTTTATAATAGCCTAACTTAGTACCATCTTCAAGCTGATAAGTAGCACCAGTTTGAACAACAGCACCAACACCAACAGCTAAATCAACTAAACCGTAATACCTATCTAAACCCGAAGAAAAAGATAAGTACATTTGACCCTCTAAATATTGCTTTATAAATCTATTCTTTCGAGTTAATGCCCTGATAACTATACCAGAATATTTTTTCTGACCTACAGCTAATTCACCATCAACAGTTTTACCACCGTCATCTTTAATAGGCTTACGAGCTAACTGCACAGTAACTGAGGGTAAGTAAATACATGACTTACCGCCTGGCATGTTCTTTTCAATAGAAGGAAAAAGAGCGGTGGGATCATCATAGACATGGTTAGTACATAGGATAGTAGTTTGGGTTATAGCACCTAAATTAGTACAAGTTTGCATTAATGTTTTCATTGCACGAGCTTTAGTACCCATATCAGATGAAGTACTATCTTTACTCATACGATTTAGTTCTAACTCAGATTGAAGGTTAGCTAACGAGTCAATAGCTACAATGAACTTACCTTCAAGTCCTTTTTCCTTTACTGAGGTAAGAAACTTATATAAGGAATTTCTAGCTTGCTCAATACTAGTACAAGGAACATATTTTACTTTACTAATATCTAGTCCAAGTCTTTCTGCACCTTCCGGATCAATAGCATTTTCAGTATCAAAAATAACAGGAATAAGTCCTTCTTCTTGTGCTTTAGCTAAAATTTTCTGAACAAATAATGACTTTCCTGTCATAGATTCTCCAGCTAACATAGTTACTCTACCTTTCGGAATACCTCCGTGAATAGAGCCTGAAATAATAGCATTTAAAACATATGATCCGGTATCAATCCAGGTACCCACTCTACTTAAAGTACTATCACTTAAGTAAGTAGCAAAAGGATTTACTTTATCAATATCATCTAAAGCCTTTAAAACGTCGTTATCCATATAACGATTATATAGAACTCTTTATCCTTTTCAACTGTTCTATTTGCTTGAGTAAAGAAAGAACATTAGTACAACTAATAGTATCTGTTTTAATTGTATAAGGATAATCATATTCTTTATCTATTCTTATACCCTCAACATTACATTCAGGTGTAACCATATCAGATACATAATCATATAAACCTTCTCTTTTTAAATTTTTATAATAATAATCTATCAAACCCCTTTTAGTTTCTACTACCACTTCAGTCTCGGTCATCATAGTTAAGTATCTAAAATATAGCCCTTCATTATTCGTTAACTCAGCTATAATTATAAGATTCACATAATTATTTATACACAAAAAAAGCCCCTTACGGGGCTTTTTTAAAAAGGTGGGTGAGAGGATTTTCTGGTTACCTCCAACTTTCAGTTAGGCAAGATGCAGTTTCATCTTTTTACCTACTTGTACCCCGCATTATACATTTAA